AACCCAAGACTGTGACTGTGGTGCTTGCATCAATGACCATTTCACCATAATAGGATTGTGCCCCTGTGACATTCAGTGTTCCACCAACTGTCAGGTCACCATCAAAGCGAACATCACCTGCATCAACGAAGATTGAGTATGGTCCATTTGCGGCAACTTCAGTTCCTGTTGGTGCGCCATTTATAAACAGTGTTGCAAGATTGGTTACATCGGCACCACCATCATTTACAACTGGCGGGAATAAAACAAGTCCACCAACTGAAGCATGGGTTCCACTGGTGAAGGTTGTAATGGTTTGAGAATCTATTTGGAGTCCTGCCATCCTTTGATTTAGCGCACCAGTAAATGTTCTTGCTCCAATATATTGGGTTTTGTCAGTTGTTGGAGCAAGACCAATCCCAACTGTATTATCTAACCTTACTCCACTTGTTCCACCACTTAGGGTGATTAGGCCGTTTGCGGTTGGTGCAAGTTCTAACTTTGTAGCACCATTGGCAACAAAGGTCATTGTCTCCGTTGACCTGTTCACATAGATATTATTATTTGAACCAATTAAATCATGTGAAAATGTTAGTTGTGGATTAGCGGATGTTGAAGCTAAATCAATATCTATATTCCCACCAAATGTTGAGCTTGCATCATTGGCTATTGTTAGGGCAGAAGTGGTGTTGATTGGGTTCCCTGCTGTGGGTGTCCCTGTGTCAACTTGGAAGATATGTGAACCATCAACCTGAACATATTTGCTTGCTTCATCTGTTCTGATATATTCCCACCTATTATCTGTGTCATCATAATAAGTATTTTGGGAAAGGTTGATTGACTGACTGACTGCATCAACTGAACCACTTGCAACTGCACCATATTTGCCAACACGAAAAACATTAAAGATTCCATCCCACGCTTCAGGAGTTACACCAAGACCGAAGTTGCCACTCTCATCTAAAAGCAGGGAAGTTGCACCATCTGCCCTTGAGGACATATCAATTGTTGAACCTGCTACCGAACCACCTCTTAGATATAACCTGCCTGCATTACCATCTTCATTTCCTGCAAGGGTTATAAATGCACCCCTTGTAATTGATGCCCCTCCACCACCAGCGATTGATATTGAATGGTTATCAGAAGCGTCTGCTGTCCCTGCATTAATTGAAGCGTTATCAGTCACAACTTCAATATTCCCATCAACAAACAAATCAGTCCCATCACTATGACTACCTGCATAGTTCAGGACAGTTGCAGAAGTGACAGTTCCATCATTGGCATTGCCACTGACATCCATCCAGAACCCACTGCTGATTGCATAGTTGGGGAAGTCTGCCACAACACCTGACTTGTAGATATACAGATCATCAATGACACAAGCATCACTTGTGGCTAAGTCTGTTCTAAATTCGATATATAAGTCTGTTGATGTTGCCACAAATTCAAGATCAGTCAGGGCATTTGCTGTGTTGAAAGTCCCATAATCAGAACCACCACTTGTAGTCCCAATCATCACCCTTGAATCAGTCCCTGTGAATGACAAGCCTGTGGTTGACACCTTGTATTCTTTGCCAAGAGTGACAACCCAATTTTGTCTAAGTCTTGCATATGCTGCACCTGCACCATCAGTATTAGTGATGGTCAGGATAGTTGAAGCAACTGTGAAGTCAGGTGTTGCAGTTGACAAGTTTGACCACCCTGTTGGTGGTGTGGTGCCTGTTGCACCTGTCCAATCAGTGTCTGAATCAACTGCTGTCTGTGATGCACCCACCCACTTGAAGGGTGTTGGGGCTGACAAATCTTTCACTTCCGAAGCTGTCAGTGCTGTGTTGAATAGTTGAACTTGTGAGAAGGAACCTAAGAAAGGTGATGCACCACCTGAAACATTATTTCCAATGACAAGGTTTGTTCCAACGTCTGAACGCCTTGTCCCAACTGGTGTCTGTGTTTCCACAACTGTCTGAAGGACTCCATTGAAATACACAGCAGGGTCATTTGCCACACTGCCTGCATTATAGACAACTGTGATCCCTGTGTGTGTGTCTGTTGGGAACACCCCAACCACATCCCACACTGCATCTGTGGTTGTAAATTCATAAACAAGTCGAAAGTCTGCAAATCCTGCTGATTCATTTCTGAACGATATAGAATAACTCCCTGCTGATGCACCACGCTTGTCTGCAAGTCTTGGTTCTGAAGCTATTTGTGAACTATTAAGATATAATTCAGTATAGAAGGAACCACCACCATCAAAGATATTTTGATATTCACTTGCATCTGTGACAATGACTTCATCATTCACACCATCAAAGAAATATGCTTGACCATCAGACATCATGTTCACAGTGGTCTGATCATTCAGCAGATGGGATCCAAGTGGGTTGATGTCACCCAAGATCTTTGCTTGCATGGGTGTCTGTGCATAGTCATAGTTCCATTGTCCAAAGACAAGGGAAGCAATTGTCAACAATAAAAGAATTCTTTTAGTCATAATCATCCCACCTTCCAGTTGGTTGCATCATATGCATCAAAGCGAATCTTTGCCCCTGGTGGAACTGTGATTGCTGTGTCAACACCTGCACCACAATCATCCCCTGATGCAGGGAAGATCTGCAAGTTTGCTGCACCATTATTGATCACCACCTGAACTGCACCTGCAGCAGCAGACATCAGTGTCACCACATCACCTGCATTTGCACATGTTGATATTTCATTGATGATCTTGGTCAATGCTTGTTGACCTTGTGATTGTGTGATTGAAGCAGTCAGTCCTGCTGCAACCGATTGATAAAACATTCCTGAAAGTGTCAGGTCAACCAGACTTGATGTTCCTGAAAGCAGAACCCTGATTGCAACATCACCTGCAGCATCTTCCACAAATTTTTGATATTCTCTGTCCTGGATTGAATATGGAAGTGTCATGATGTCACCACACCTTTCACTGGTTTGTTCACTGTTCCACTGTCCTTGGATGATTCCATCTGCATCCTGGACAATCTTTTCCCTGTCACTGAATCAACAGGAGTTGTCCCACCACCTGCAATCTTGATTTCCATCAACAAACCAAAGGCTGCAGTTGTGGGATCCACACCAAAGTTTTCACTGACCATGTTTGACATGTTTGCTTTCCTTCAGTTTGTGAAGCAGGGGAATTGGATCCCCTGCATCAATTCAATTCACTGCTATTTTGCAGCAGCTTTCTTCTTTGGATAACCAATTTTGAATTCACGTTCTATGATAAGATCTTTCAATCTCCATGCAGGAACCAGTGCAGGTTCACCATCTGCCCTGGTGCATTCAATCTTGTCATCTGCATCAAAGGTGTGTGTCTTCCCACCTGTCTTGATGACCACTGGTGCAGCAATTTGTTCAGCTTTATTTTGTGCCATGTTTCACCACTTCTTTCTTTCAATGTAGTCAGGACACCAGGCATGTGGGAAACACAACCTGATGCCCCAACCAAGTTCAATCAGTCAGTGTTGCAAGCAAAGTAGACACCCCATGTGTCCACCAGTTCAATCTGTTTCCATCTGCCTGTTGCAACAATTTCTTTTCCACGCAAGGAAGCATTGGGTTCTTCTTCAACATCCATCAGATCCTTGGTGTGCAATCCAATTGCATTCCTTGACCAGATCATATTGGCTGCCACATCTGATGCACCCACTGCTTCTGAAATCTCATTTGAAATCAGTGCAGGCATTCCAAACTGTGTGTCAACCATCCCCATTTCAATCCATTTCTGTGCAACAGATCCACTGTTGACTGAAGTGGTGTTTGCAAGCAAGGATCTTAGACCCTTTGCACCATAATAGGACTTTGGTGACAATGCTGCAGCAAGATCATTCAAGTTGCCAGAAGCAGCTTTGATCTGTCTGATTGCATCATACCAGTGGTCAATTGTCATTGTGACTGCAGCACCACACACTGTCTGTGTGAAACCAGAAGCAAGACCAACAATGTCATCTTCCAGTTTTGCCAACATTGCAGAAGCAAACAATGTGCTGATTTCACCAATCACATCATCCCTTGAAGACTGCACTGCAAGCTTGGTTGCAACTGCCATGATCACATGTTCTTCAACAGTTGCTGCTGTTGCAGCATTTGTGATCTGTTTGTTTGTTGAATGGTCAGTTCCTTCTGCAACCTGTGCAACATCTGCACTGGTGACTGCACCATATATGGGAAAGTCGTAGGTCTTTCCAGGTAACCCAAGTGTGTCAACATGTCTGACCACTTCCAAAAGTCCTGCATTGTCCTGCAGAAGCATCAGGGACTCACCCTGAATGTCATCCACTAACCCTGCTAAACTGGTTGATGTTGATTCATTAGCCATGATTTATCCTTTCAAAGATGTTCATGTGCAGTCCTGTGGATCATCCCAATCTTCTTCTTGTGTTGGGATAAAGCTTTCTGTATAGATCCCTGTTCAACCTTGCAAGATTGTTTTTGGATCCATATTTCTTCAGTGCAGCTTGTTCATTCACATCCACATTCCTTCCACCAGGATGACTGTCATCAGGTGCAGGATCTGCTGTTTGTTTTCCAATTGTCTGTGCAACAGTCTGAAGTTGTTCAGTTGGGAATTCTGCATATGGTGCAGCAGCATCATCACCCAACTTGTCTGCCAGGGTTGCAAGTGCAGCATCCCTGATCCCTTGTTCCAGTTTTGCATATTTCTTTGCAACTGGTTCAAGTGCAGCAAGTTTCTGTGTCAATGCTTCATTCACCTTTGACAGTTCACCATCTTCTTCAAGTTTCTTCAGTCTGTCTTTTTCATCCTGTTCAGTCTTTGCAAGAAGCAGATCTTCTGCTTTCTTCTTTGCATCATTGACTTCTTTGAATCTGGAATATGGAACAGTGTCCTGTGACTGATCTTTTGGATCCTTCACTTCTTCAGTTGTGGTTGTGGTTTCATCACCACCACCACCACCTTGTTCTTCATCCTTGTTGAAGTGCATGAACAGTCTTTTGTCTTTCATCATTTGACCCCTTTTGTGGGTGGTTCAGCAATGTCACAGGGAAGCAGACTTGCATCTGAAACCTTGAAGACTTGCTGATCAGGAAAGTTGTTGATTGTTTCCAATGCTGCTGCAAGACACCTTGACTTTCCTGGTTGCAAGGATAGTGATGCAGCACCATTCACAGGTCTTTTCTTTTTTACATGTGCAGTCATGAATTCCTGTGCAATGGTCTTGTCATAGTTCATTCCTTTTGGGAACTGAATTGTCTGAATATCAAGTCCAACAGTGAACACCTTTTCATATCCCATGTGAAGTGCAAACCACAATGTGAACATTCCTGATTGTCCGTTTGTTGGATAGTTGTTGAATTCTGGTGCAGGGTTGGGAAGCAGTTTGTCATATTCACCATTGAACATGAACACCCCTGCTGCTTGTTCTTCTGGTGTAAAGTGATAGTGCCTGTGATAGTGTGAAGTTGCAATGACAACCTTCCCAGGATGTTTGACAATTTCCTGTTGTGTCCTTGGACTTCTTTCCAATGCACATGCTGCAATTGCACCATATTTCAAAGTGTGAACTGTGATGATGTCACCATCAAAGTTTTCATAGTCATTCCAGATGAATGTGCTTGGTGCAGGTGGATGTGTTGGATGATTCAGATCAATGCATTGCTGCAGATCCAGATCTGTTCTTCCAATGATCAGACACTGCTTTGAAGTTCTTTGGATCAAGTTGCCTGTCCTGAAACAAATGCAATCATTTCACCATGATCAGTGAAGACTTGTTCTTCAGTCTTGGTGTGAATCACTTGGTCAGTCTTGGGTCTTGACCACACAGTGACCAACCAACCACCACCAACCTTCTTGATTGTGATTTCTTTGTCCATCACTTCTTTCCCATTTCCCAGGTCATCTTGTTTCCATCAGCATACTTGTTGATGTTCAACTTGACCTGTCTGTTCATTCTGCCCATTGCCATTGCAAGGACAGTCTTTGAAACTGGTTTTCCTGGAAGGGTCACAGGTCTTCCCATGTCAATGTTCCCCTGGATCTTTGCTGATTCAACTGCATTCCATCCAATCCTGACCATCTTCCTGGTTGCCCTTACAACCTGAAGGTCTTGCATCATATCAAATGTCAAGACAAGGTTTGCCCTTGCACTTGCTTCAGATTGTCTTTTGAATTTCCCTGCTGCTTTCCTTTGTGCATAGGTTTCAGACAAGGGTGGAAACTTGTGACCATGAACTGATTGACCCTTGACAGTTGTTTCATCCCTGATCATGTCAGACATCAGGTTCCCCAACTTGTTGAAGAAAGGTTTCCCAAGGTTCACAACCTTCTGACTGTCAACAATTTGCATTGCCATGATCAAGCACCTGCAGTCTGTTGGAAGGTTGGGACTTCAGCAGGGTTGATCCCCTGTGCTGCAAGTCTTGCTGTTGCATCTGACTGATCACTGAACTTGTCAGACAGTTCTGTCTTGACTGCAAACCTGTGTCTGCAGTTGAACCCACCACCATCCAGGAATGCACCTGGAAATCTTTCATCAATTTCTTCCCTGGTCATTGCACCTGCTGCCAACATTGCAAGACAGATGGGTCTGGTCTTCCCATCACTGACACCAATATATTGGAACAGTGTGTCTTCTGGCATGTCTTCTGTCATCACTGCATTCACTGACCTGCTGAAGGTCTTCATTGCTGTTTCAACAAGGGTCTTGATCTGTCCCCTGGACAGTGACTTCCCTGCAGCTTCTTTCAGGTGGTTCACCAGTTTGTTTCTTGGGACACCTGCAAGGGTTGCTTTCACCATTTCTGACTTCAGTGTTGATGCCATGTGTGGAACATACTGCATGAAGGTTGCTTGATTCACATTGATCAATGCCTGAACTGTTCCAGGTGTAATGGGTGCAACTGCTTCAAAGTTCTGCAGGATCTGGATCTGTGATGCTTCCAGTGCAGCAAGATCATTGTTGAATCCAAAGGTGTCTGTGATCATTGCTTCAAGTGGAAGTTGGTTGATGAATTCAACTGTCTGTGCTGCTGTTGCTGCATCCAGGTTGTAGTTCTGCACCATCCACACACCAAATGCTTCAGTGATTCTGTCCACTGCTTTGACCATGTTTGCTGCTGCTGTGGTTGGGATGTCAGGCATGTGACTTGATGAATCCTTTCAGGACAACTGCAGTGTGTTCACCACACTTGCACTTCTTCCTGTTTATTAGTCTTCCAGATCCTGACACCTTGGGTGTCTTGTAAAGTGTTCCAGATCCACAATTAATGCAGAAGACTTTCAGACCTGTCTTGTTCTGCACAAATGTTCCTGGTGCCCTTCTTCCTGGAAGTGCTGCAAATGCTTTGATTGCAGAATCCTGTTTCTGATAATTATGAGAATGAATGGATCCCTGCTTTTCATTGAATTCCTTTTCAGCAGATTGCATTGCAGCAACCTTCCTGGTTCTGAACTTTTCATTCCTTTCATGGAGTGAAACAAGGTGGTCATCAATGTTGACCCTTTCAATGATTACATTTGCCATATTAAGACAGATCCCCTTCAGGTGTTTGATTCAGTGCAAGATCCAGTGCAGTGGGTGGAACCCCTGCACCTTGAAGTTCTTGGGTCTTTGCAAGATTGTCTTTGATCTTCTGTTCAGCTTGTTCAATGGGTGTCACTGGTGGATCAACTTCATCATCACCAGGGAATGCATCAGGGTTGCTGTCAAGCAGCACCTGTGCAGAAGTTGTCTGACCTGATTGGATCTTCCAATCTGTCTGGTCACGTTTTTCTTGTTCTGTCAGGATCTGCATTGATTCTTGAAAGTCCACTTCCATTCCATCAGGCAGGGTCTTCTTGAAATGATATTGCATTTGTGCTTGTCTGACCTTGAACATTGCAGCATGGATCATGCGCCAATTTTCCACATCACCACTTCTGTTGTCCATCAGTTCCTGATTCCTGACCTTCAGTGCAATCCCTGATTCAGTTGCAACACCCTGGACAAACTTGCTGTCCAACCCATAGTTCTGTGCAATTGATTGATAGATGAATTGAACACCAGTGATTGTGTCAGGGACATGACTGCTGAATCCAACTGTCCCCATCTTCACCCCTGGTGGAAGTTCAGTGAACCTGTCCTGGTTGATGATGACTTCACCTGCATTCTTGACACCTTCAAGGAAGGGATAGTCAAAGTTCTGGAAGCGAATATTTGCATTCATTTCAGTCAAAGCAAGATTGATTCCAAGGTTGGATTCAATGATGTCCTTCACTGGTTCATAGTCCATATATGATGATTCAGGTGGTGCCCCTTCTGAAAAGCAGAACACACCAGGGATCAGACCATATGGATTCACCCCTTCAAGCTTTTCATCTTCAAGGATTTCACCACCTTTGATATATTTGAATTGTTCTGTGGGTGTCCACATGACCCAAGTTTCTGCATCAGTGTTGGTCACTTCAGAAGATGCTTGGATTGGATAAGTCACACCAATTGGGTTCATTGGATCTGCACCAAAGATGGGAACAAAGTCCCTGATGATTTCAAGTTGAAGTTGATCATCCCTGAATGTTGACTTCAAGAAGATCCCATTCAGCAGGTTCAACATTCTTTCTGCCCTTGCAAACTTCACCACATCCATCTTGGTTGCAGCATTGTATGCAGTGACCACATCCTGCTTGGTGTCTTCAGGGAACAACACAATGGGTCTGACCTTGTGAACCTGACTGATCCTTTTGATGATCCTTTTGGTGATGTTGTTGTTTGCATAGGAAATCTTCTTCATCATTTCTGGATCAAAGTAATCAAGGGTTTCACCTTCAGTCTGCCCTTCATAGTATTCAACTGCCCTGTTGATCACATCAAGTCTTGCAAGGGATGTTGCCTGTTGTGCTTCCATCTGTGCATTGTTCATCATTTCAAGTGCTTGTTCAGACAATGCCATTGTTCACACCCCAATTGTGTTGATTGTATATAGTTGCTTTTTGTGGTTTCTTTTGGTCATCAGATAAACTAAAAGAATGAATAATCCTTGACAAGGACTAATTGATCATTATGGGAAGACCCTGATTTCTGGTGCTTTTAGAATCTATTCTGAATCACTTCACACCATATCTTGACACACCACCATATTCCTGTTCAAGGATTTCATCACCATGTCTGGTCACTTGTCCATATCTGAAGTAATCACTTGAATGTTCCACCCCATCCTTCAGGATCCCATCACCTTTCCTTCTGGTCTGTTCCAGTGACATGACCAGTGTTGGAACCTTGGGTTGATAGAAGTGAACCCTGTGGATCCCATCACTTGTCCAATCTGACAATCTCATTGCACAGATTTCCAGGGACAGTCTGTGACTTGGGTTGGATTGGTTTGTCATGTCCACCACTTCCCAATTCAGATCCTGTGCCATTCTTTTTATGATGTCATAGTCTGATTCATATCCCCTTGTGTCACCAAACTTTCCACTGAAATCCCCATATAGATAGATGACTTTGTTCTTGTGTGCCCTGTATGTGTCCAGGAATTCTGCCATGTGTGCAGCAGTGGTTGTTCTTTCTTCATCAACCACTTCATCAAAATAGTAGTCATCACCCTTCACTTCATGTGACAAACCCCAACACATTGGGATGATGTTGAAGTCACATTCAATCTGAATGGGAAGTCCTTGTTCATATGGGTCTTCATCCAGACCCTGCACCTTGATGTCAAAGTCAGGGAATGCTTTCCCCTTGACTGCTGCTGCATAGTTGATGTCAAGGTTGCTTGCAACATCAGAAGCAGATCTTGTCCTGACCTGTTCATCATACCATGCAGAATCCTTCAGTGGGTGAAGTTCCCAATGCAGGGTGATCATTCTGATCTGACCCTGTTCTTGGTTTCTCAATTTGTAGAAGTGATTATTCTTTCCCCATGCAGAACCAACTGCAATCTTGCAGTCAGTGGTGTCACTTGCTGATTCCCATGCAGCTTCATCAGTGTGTTCCCACTTTGGAAATTCATCAAACAGTGCAGCTTTTGCCCTTCCTGATGTTCCAAAGTTCACATTGTTTGCTTCACCACTGATGGTGCATTCAGTGACAGGGTTGATCAATCTGTTGTAATTGTCAAAGGGTGACTGATGTCCCAATTCAAATCCCTTGGGAAGCATCCAGGAAGGAAGTCTTTTCAACACATATCTTGCTTTCTGCATCAGGGTGGACATGTCACCAAGTGCATCCACATATTGCTGCTTCCTTGACCCAAGCAGGAAGTCATTCCCTGCACCCTGGAACAACCAGAACCACAAGAAGACTGCAATGACCAACCATGATGCACCCATGTCCCTGGACTTTTCAACAAGCAGGTTGTTCCCCTGTTCAATTGCATCCTTCACTTCATTGATGAATTCATCCTGAAAGTCAAAGGTGATGAAGGGCATGTGTGGACTGTCCCACCCAAGTTCCTTGAACTTGTCACCCTTTGCATCATATGTCCAACAGAAGCAGTTGATCCAGAAGATTGGATCTGCAGCACATGCAGCAAGGATCAATGCCCTGACTTGCAGATCCACACCACCCTGTGTGTGAAGGTTGTATCTTAGCAGACCATTGGTGTCATTGTCCTTTGGTAAATTTTGCAAGAAGGACTGCAATGGGATCTTCACCTTTCTTCAGTGTTGGAAGTTCTTCAGGTGTCAGGTTTGCATTGACATTCATCTGCATTGCCCTTCCAACTTCATGTTCAATCAAAGTCTTCTGTGCAGTGTTGTCACCTTCCAATGCTTGCTTCACCATCTGGACTGCAATCAATTGCCTGATGTTTCTTTGTGACCCAACTGCATTGATCTTGGTTTCCTTCCTGGACAGTGTTCCACTTTCATCAGTGATGTTCATGACAACATTGATTGTCTTTGCTTCCATGATTTCATTGATGATGTCAGTCCAGGTGTTCCCCTTCTTTGCCCTTCCTTTTGGATTGCCTGATTGACCCTTCACCCATGATGCAGGTGTTGGTTTTCTTTTCCTGGTTGGTTTCTTCTTGGGTTTGCTGATCAATTGCTGTTTTGCAGCAACCTGTTTGGACTGTGCTTTTGGGGTGGTCTTTTGTGTCTTCCTTGTTGTCATATCATTTTTCCTGTTTTGTCAGTGCAACAAGTTAGAACATGAACACATGGGGATGCAAGAAAGAAGAACCCCATCCAACTGGACAGGGTTCATTCATGAATGCACTGGATAATTTATGCAGGACAACAGTGCATGTCAGAACATAATCACCACCCCTTTCTGATTGTCAAGGCAACCCCTGACTGTGGTTGTTCAAATCCAGGGAACAATGCTGTCAGATCTGCATCCATCTTCCTGGACATTTCATTCATCATTAATTTTGCAAGAATCTGTTCAGGTGTCCCTTCAATGATTGGTGGTGTCTTCCCATAGTTCACTGCAACCAGTTCCCCAACAGGTTCCTTCTTCAGTGCAGCAAGTGGTGCAAGCAGTGGTGACAGCAGCAGTCCAATGAATTCAGATCTTTGCATTGGTTGCTTCCTTCCTGGATTGGGTCAACTTCCAAAGCTTTCTGCAGGTGTGTGTGCAGAAGTGATGTTGATCTTCACCCTTCCCATTCACCTTCCATCCTGCTTGTCTTGCTTGTCTTTCAACCCTTCTGCTGTGGACAGGAAACTGTTCAGTGAATCCACACCTGTCACAGGTGACCACATGGATCCTGGTCTTCATGTCAATCCCTTCCCTTGATTAGCTTCAGCAAGATCTGCAACCCTGCACCTTGTCCAAGCTTGGTGGACAACAGTGCAATTGCTTCCCTGATCTTCCTGACTTCAGCTTTGGTCATTTGTCTTCCCTGCAGGATCTGCACAGTTCTTGCTTGTTCCCATGTGCATCAATGAAGGTCTTGATTCCCCTGTTCTTCTTGCATCCTGGACACTTGATGATTGACTTGGATCCAGGCATTGTTCCATTTCTTAAAAGTGGCATGTCTTCCTTCTTTCCAAATATTCTTTCATAGTTCTTGTCATATTGCTTCTTGTTGACAGGTCTTGGTCTGTCACCCTTCCCTGCTTCACCAACTGTCACAAAAGGGATCCATGACATCCTGCACATGGACTGTCTTCACCATGACAGTTCAGACAAGGTGTGGGGAAGTCTGTTGATGTCTTGACAAGTGTTGTGTCCCTGGTGCATTGGATTGTGTCAACTGAACATCCAACTGGTTTGTCATCTGTGCAGCAGACCAGGAAGATTGCTGCAATCATAATCATTCTTTTCATTTCAGTTCCTTTCATAGTGGACAACCATATCCAAATGCATCTGTGATTGATTCATATAATCCAGTGACATCCCCTGCAATGATGAAGGGATCAATGTTGTGGTCAATGAAGAACATGATCATCCCTTGCTTGTTGTCATGACATTCAGTGTGATGCTTCCAACAGATTGGGATCACATTCATTGGATCCTTCCCACCTTGTGACTTCAGCTTCACATGATGTGGGTGGATCCCAGGTGTCTTGCACCCTGGAATGCAGCAGTCAAGTGATGACACCCATCTTCTGAAAGCAGGGTCATCCTGTTCAATTCTCATTGCAACCCATCCTGCTTCCTGTCCACTTCAGATCCAAACAAAGAACCCTGACCAGGATTGGGTGCAAGTCTCCATGCATGAACCTTGTCACCTTCATCACTGTTCCACATTGCTGTGTCTGACTTCTGCAGCTTGGGTTGGTTCCATAATTTCTGACCCTGTCTGGTCACTGTCATTGAAGTATAGAGACAATCACAATCCTGCTTGGTCACATACTTCTTGCACTTTGTGCAGAACCATGCAGACAGGTTTGACAATGCCCTTGAAATGGACTGATCCTTCAGTCTTTTTCCATGTCTTCTGGTGAATTCCCTGTTCAGTGCATCCCTTGTCCACCATTCAACTGCATTCTGCAGGTGGATCATGATGTCAACAATCTTGTCCTGTTGGGATCCTGCAGATGCATCCTTCTTCTTCAGTGCATCACCTGACAGGTTGGTCGTGTTGTGGAAGTTCAATGCTTGGGTCATGGTCAATCCTTCCCTTGTTCAGTGAACAACTTCAGGGTGTGTTCAGGTGCCCACATTGCCCTGTCTTGCAGTCTGACCTGATACATGGTTTCCCTGTTCTTCTTGATGCTGATTTCAATCACCCTGTGTGACAGTGGGTTCAAGTGCTGAATCAGGACAACCCTGTCTTCAATGTCAAAGACATGTTTCCCACATCTGTTCCCCTTCATCAATTCAATGACAGAATGCTGTTTGATGATGTTTTCTGTGGACTTGGAAAGCTGCCCTTGCAGATCCTTCACCCTGTTGTTGGACTTCTGTAAGAAGACAAACAAGACCACAATCACAATGAACATGATTGGGACTGCAATGAATTCAACTGTCATGACTTGTCACCCCTTCCTGAAGGATCCAGAAACATCCTTGTCCTTTCTGCACAGTCTTCACATCTTGAAGCATGACCTGAAGCTGCAAGTGCTGCAGCACAGAAGAAACCAAACAATGAACCAACACCACCAATTGCAAACAATACTGACCAATGCAGTTCAATCATTTCTTCACCCTTTCATATTTCACTTTGTGGGTCTTCAGGATCTGGATGAAAGCATCCTTGAACTTGTTGGGAAGATCCTGGATGTGGGTGTTGCCATATTTCAATGAAGCATGATATGACACACCATTCCTGTTCAGGTGCTTCTGTGTGATTCCATAGACAATCAGGAATTCATTGATGGTCTTGATTGGTTTGTCTTCATTCATGCTTCTGCACCTTTCGATATTTCAGACAGTCTTTTTTCAAATCCTTTTTGATAGTCTGCACCCTTGACTTTGAAAAGCTTGTCCAGGTGAAGTCTTCCAGGGGATCTGTTCAGCAGTTTGATTGCAGCATCTGCATCAATCCACCCAAGTCTGAAGTGATAGTTTGTGTTCATAGTGATCTTCCTTTCTTCCTTTGCTTAGAATATATTCTGAAACAGTGGTCAGATCAAGATCTTCTGAACCAGTTCTGAAACATGTGCAGCTTCTTGTGTGCTGCTGTCTTGAAGATCATTTCACCCTGTTCATTCATCCTTTGGATCTTGATCAAGGTGACACCCTTCTTGACTAATCTTTCAAGCTTGTCATCATCATCATCAGGGTGGACAACATATTCAATTGCCTTGGGAAGGAAGACCTTGAAGATTGCAGGTGTGTGAAGAACTTCAACATCAGGATAGATGTCACCAATGCCTGATTCAATCCCCTTCCTGTGTGCAAGGAACACCCAAGTCTTCCCAAGCTTGAAGTCATGTGGGATGCTGTTGATCCTTCTTGACACACCCTGGACTGCTGCTTCCTGAAGGAAGTCTTCTGGTGTTTGATAGAACTTTTCACCAATCCAGATCATCCCTGCATTGTGCATCTTGTTGACACCATGTGTGGACAGACTGCAGGATCTGCAGCTTGATGCACCAAGAACTTCTTGAATTTCATTGGTTGAATATTGGTCAACACCCTTGCACTTCAGATCCCCAAACAACTTCACAGGATCAATCCAGGTGAATCCCCTGGACACTTTAATCCCACCACCACAACAGGGACAGATCCCAATTGGAAGGGGAAGTTTCCCACATGCTTTCCCTTCTTCAGGTGCTATCAAATAAAGTCCCCCTTCCTTTCTCCAACCACATCCCCTGACACTGTCATATCTTGTTTCAATGTTCAGATCCATCTTGACCTTCCTTTCCTTCATTTCACAAAGACATGAAACACAAGACCATTCATGGTGAATGTGTTCACATATCTTCCAAGCTTCACATCTGTTGCATCATTCCCTGTCCACTTCATGATGACATCCACATCAATCAAGACTGCATCCTTGTCCACCAGACACCACATGACAGGAACACCATCCTGGATCTGGACTGTCAGGAAGTCTGCTGTTTCAGGGATCTTGATGACCTGTTCATGTTGAACCTTCAGTTGATATTTCCAGATTGTCAACATGTCACACCACCCTTCTTCCACCAAACCACATATAATCCTTTTGACTTGGTTGTCTTTCTTCATAGATCACTTCAAACCCATCTTCCTTCAACCATGTCCTGAAGTCATCAGGATGCATTGCAGATGCCCTGATGTAGTCTGCAGCATATGGAAGTGGACTGAACCTTGTTGTCTTCCCTTCACTGTGTCTGAACTGGATCAGGAACAATCCACCCACCTTCACCATGTTGTTCATCAGGTTGATCACTTCTTTGGTGTAGTCTTCAGAAGGGAAGTGTTGGAAGACATATGTGCTGATGAAGACATCTGCTTCCTGGAATGGAAGATCTTCAAGCAGCACTTCAGGTGCATTGGGATCATAGTGGACAAGGTGGACATCAGGTGACAATTGCTTCCTTGCTTCTGCAAGGTTGTTCACTGATATGTCAATTCCACACAGTTCACTTGATACATCACCAATCAATGAACAATACATTGCATTCAGATTGGATCCACCACCACAACCAAAGTCAATGACCTTCTGTGGGTCACATAAATCAACATCAAAGATGTCCATCAAGTGAAGCAACCTTTTCACCATGAATGCACCAAGTCTTGAAGACCATGTCTGTGGATCTTCCCATCTTCCAAACCCCTTGCAGTGTGACATGTCCCTGATCTTTTTGTCTGGACTGTTCCATAGATTAAACACTTCTTGCATCTTGTTCATTGTGTTTCCTTTCCAATTGACTGACTGACTGAACCCCTTTGGGTGAAGTTCAGACAGGCAGACAATTGCAGCATATCTTGATTTTGATTTTGAAGCTGATTGTGTCTGTGGTTTTGACTTTGACTTTGACTTTGATTGGGATGCTTTATGCATACACCAATGCACATGCAGACACTATCCATCTGCATCACCACCTGCTTGTTCATCTGGATAGTTTGCAAGATCTGCAGGGAAGGGTTCCCCTGAATGCCACTTGATAAAAGCTGCCCTTCTGTTTGATCTGGTCTTTCCCTGGACTTCTTGTTTGATTTCATTGCACTTGGTGTTGATCAGTCTGTTGTCATGTTCAGGATCTGGTTCAAAGTATTCACTGATCTGATCCCAACAGATGACTGCTGAAGGTGCAATGATTGACAACCTTGCAGGATCTGCAGGGATGTTTCCTTTCTTCCATTGGTGACATATCAGTCTGATATAGCAACCAAATTCTGTGTCTGTCAGTTCTTGTGTGTCAATGACAAGGTCACCCACCCACAAGGGCATGATTGGAAATTTCACAATGATCTTCCTTTCAGTTGTGAATTATTATTTAAATATATTACAAATCAGCAAGTCTTTTTGCAAGGGTTACTTGGACAGGTTTGCTGTGCAGCTTCATGACCATTGAAATCCCCATTTCAACAGATGCTTCTGCAACTGAATCATAGTTCATTCCCTTGGGTCTGTTTGCTTCAGCACTGATGAATCCCATCATTGCAAGTCCTGCATAGTGGTTGACCTGTTTCTTCATTTCTTCTTTCTGCTTTTCATTCATAATTCACACCCCAATAGTCATCAATTGATCTGTCACTTGCAAGTGCATCCCTTTCAACAAAGGATGTCAGGACTGCAGCACAGTCATCACACTTCCATCTGTGCCACCTTTCCACCCTGAATCTTCCATCCTTCAACTGTGTGGATCTTTCCCCATGTTCAATGGGGTGCTGCTTCTTGTGATCACACATGGTCTGGTTTCACTTCTGGTTTGACTTCTTCCTTGTATAGGTTGATCAGATCTGTGTGGATTTCATTTGCACTTCCAACAAATTCAATTGCAATCTTTGCAAGGTCTGTGGTCTTGAAGAAGTTCATCAGGAAACTGCTGAATGTTGCAAGCTTTGATGCAGATCTGAACTTTGCTTCTGCTTCAGTCAGGATCTTTTCAAAGTCTGCAATCTGTTTGTCAATGGGTGTCCCCTGTGGTGTGGGTTCAGACTGTTTCTTTTCTTGTTTGGTTCTGACCACAAGTTCCTTCAACACAAATTCCTTGACATCATCCCTGGTCTTGTCTGCAGTGGATAACCATTCAAGATAGCCCTTGGGAACTTCAGACCATTTCTTTGGATCTTCACCACCCTGTTTGTGTTTCCCAAATGTGGGGAAGTCTTCCCTGTCAATGGTGCCAGTGTTTGCACCACCATTCCCATTCTGACCCTGTGCAGGTCTTCCTGATCCACTTGACCCTTTCTTCTTTCCATTGCTTGTGATCTTCCCCTTGAACACATCAATCCCAATTTCCAGGAAGGATGACAACTTGCTTGTCAGATCTGTGACTGCAGACTTGTGTGCATCTGCAGGATCTGCAGACTTGTCTTGAATTAAGTGTCCACCATAGGTGATGGGGAACACAAGATCTGGATAGTCAAGAAGCAGCAGGTGTCCCTTGACAAGGACAAAGTTGGGAACAGGACTGTCAATGACTTCATGTTCCACGTTCCATCTTCCAAAGTTGAAAGCTTCATTCAGTCTTTCAACAATATAGACTGCTTTCAGGGTGGTCAGATAAGGTTTGTTTTCAATTGCACTGAATGCTTCTTCAGGAAATGGTTTCCTTAAAATTTCAATGACTGTGTCAGGCAACAATTTTTGTGTTGTCATGGTCTTCCTTTCATCATAGATTGTTCACTGATCAAAATGATCTTCCTTTGAAAGCACCCTGCATCATGTCAGGGTGCTTTCTATTTTAACCCACAACAGTTCAACATCAACTGCTTTTTAGAATAGTTTCTAAAGCAGGAAACTTTCTGAATGCTGCAGTTCATTCAATGCAGACATATATGCTGCAGCTTTCTTCTGGATATATGGTTCTGCCAGATCCAGACCTTCAGTGATGACCTGAAGTTGTTCCAGGATCATGTTCCCTTCTGCAATGACACCACCTGAAAGGTGGATCTTCTTGGTTGTCATATGGAATTCAATGTTGACATTCAAGAACCCACCATCCACATCAATGGGTGAATCAGTGGGGATGTCAATGACCATTGGGATGACTGCTTGTGATGTTGATATGTCACCTGCAAAGATGATCCCAAATTCATGTTCTTTCATTAGTTTCATTTGATCTTCCTTTGTTATGATTTAAAGATTGGATCTGCAATGAATTCATCAATGTCTGCATCAGACCAGGATCCATCAAAGCAGATGTCCCTTGGGTGGTCAACCTGTTTGTCAAGGATCAATGCAAGACCTTCAGGATCCCTTGCAGTGAACTTCTGGTCAACACCATTGACTTCAACAGTGACAATCACAGGATCCCTGGACATGATCTTCAGGATGTCCTGTGGTGTCTTCTGTGATTCATACTGTTCAAACAACCAATCCAGTGAATATCCAAACTTTTGTTCAGTGTCATCTTCATCCCATGTGGGAATTCCAAGATGGTTTGTGTTCAGATATTCCTTGCACAGATCTGTGCATTCCTGATGCCACTTGTCCCAAGGTGTTGGTGCAAGTCCATCACTTTCCAATTTTGCAAATTCAAGATGATTCATTGATCTTCCCTTTCTTGTTGTTGCAGGGAATATATAGAAATGCACCTGCATGTGCAAGTGCATCTTTGGAATATATTCTAAAAGATCAGATCAGAATTGTTGTGTGATCTTCAGTGGAAATCCAACCCACTGCCATGCTTTCTGTGAAGTGCTGAAGTCCTTCTGTCCAAACTTTGCCCAAAGGAAGTCCCCTTCATCTGTGCTTGCATTATTGATGCAGAAGATGAATGGAAGGAAGTTGATCCCCACCTTCCCAATGACATCAGTCAGGAAGACCCCTGGTGATGCATCCTGCAGGTCTGAAGGATAGATGTCTGTGTCAGGCATTCCCTGCCAGTTCAAGTCCCATGATTCCCTTCCTGGAAGTCTTCTGAAATATGTCTGTCTTCTGAATGGTGAATATGCAGAATTTGCAGCATCATCACCTGCAGTCAGGTGGTGTGCAAATGTCAATGACTTCCCTGAAGGTGTCAGTCTTTCCTTGACACCATCACTGGTGAAGGAATGTTTCACTGACAGATTGGGTGCAACTGTCATGTCATAATAGTTCCCAACAAGATATGCACCAACCTGAAGATCTGTTCCAGACATGACACCATCTGAAGGGATTGTTTCAACTGCCCAATATCTTTTGTCATCAATTTCAGGGAAGGTGATGATTGTGTCACCATCTGCATCAGGAACAATCACATTGTATCTTGCAAGTGTGTTCTGTGATGTGCTGAAGATGATTGCAGTTGTCCCCTGTTGTGCCCTGGTCACTGTCAAAACATTTGCAGCAACATTGGTGACCTTCACAACTTCAACAAGATCCAGATCTGTGTTGACTGCCCTGATCAGTTCACCCACTGTGAACTTGGAACCATCTGTCACTGTCCAATCAGTTTCACCAGTTGTGATGTCTTCATTGATTGTTGCACCTGCATCAGGGTTGATTGTCCCATTCAAGACCACAATGGGTGCTGTTGCTGCAACCCCAACTGTTGTCCCATTCCCAACAGAACTGATGGTTCCTGTGCTATATGCCAACCTGAAACCAACCTGTGCAGAAGCAGCATTGTGGTTCATGATTGCAAGGAAGTTCATTGGGATGGATGCTGTGACCTGGAAGTCCATCTGATGCATGACATGTGCTGTTGTTGCAATTGAAGTGTTGAAGCTGCAAGGGTTCAGTGGATCCATGTCAATCAGACTGTACTTGTCATAGTTGGTGTTGTAACCCCATGCACCTGTGTTCCTGTCAGTCCATTCACCAGATCTTGACAATCCCCTGCTGAACATCCAATTCATTGCATCAACAAAGAACCTGATGCTGTCCCCATGAATCCTTGCATATGACATGATTGATCCTTTCTATATTTCCGTATTCACATGTGTTGCAGTGATCTTGAACTTTGTTGGACTGATTTCTGTCTTGGTGATCATGAAGATGAATGCAGTGTATGCAGACCAACCAAATGGATTCACTTCCAGGTTGGTGAATTTGATCTTGTCACCCACCTGCAGTCCCCAATGCTTTGGATGATCAACCACTGCACTGATGATCAACTTTGGTTGACCAACTATGTTGTCATAATAAGCAAGGAATTCATCAACATCTGAAGAAGTCTGCAACCAATCAAGATTATTTTCAACAATGTTTTCTTCTGTTGCAAAGTTCCATGATGATCTGCTGCTGTTGACCTTTGTGTTCTGGAACCTGTATTCACCTGACAATGTTTGTCTTGAATAGTTTGCAATCCTGGTTGACACAATTGCTGAAACAGGTGTGTGTGAAAACTTCACACTGGACAGGTTGGATCCATCAAGGGTGTCATCAACCACAACTGATCCTGTTGTATAGACAACCCTTGCTTCAATGCCTGAACTGGTTTGATCAAACAACCAGATGAAGCAACCTTCAAACTGCAACTGATCAAGCAGATCCTTCAGGGGTGTCTTCTCGTTTCCGTACCACTTCAAACCCCAATTCCTGTCAGTGTCAACAGAAGATCCAGACCAATCAGTTCCATTCACTTCAACATAGTCAATCCCTGTTGCATCCCATCCTCCCCAAACTTTCAGAAGATCCCTGAAGATCCTGTGTGGATAGTCTGCAGCAATTGCAGTCCCACCTGTCCACCTGCAGAATTCCTGACCCTTCCCTGCAAAGTTCATCTGAATGAAGTCTGTTGTTTTATACCAACCCCTTTTCCAGATTTCATAGACCCTTGCTTCTGCATCAGTTCCACCACCCACATCATCCTTGTAGTGTGTCATTGTGATGGATGCTTGCATGTCAGTTTCATCACCACTTGGGACAATGGCAATCAGTCCTGCCCACACTGCATCTTCTGCAATGTAGTTCATATTATTCAATCCAATCAGGAAGTATTCATCACCCTGTGCAAGTGATGCACCCCTTGCATGATATAACTTTCCGTACCATTCCACACCATTGATTGTCCTTTCAGGTGCATAGTTGGGATCAAAGTCAATGTCAATGATTGACTTGTCACCAAGTGATTCAGCAGAATCAAAGCTGCTTGATGCATAGTCATCTGCATCTGCATTGTTTGCATCTGTGTCATTTGCCCAATCACCTGACCCTGTGTTTGCTTCACCTGAAACAGTCCCATCACCAAACAGGATGTCCTGGAATGTGACATCAGTTGGGTCAAAGCTGATGATGCAACCTGTGCTGCTATTCTGAACAATTGTTATCCCACCACCACCAATCAAAAGACCCACATATCTTCCAAGCACTTCATCAAATCCCCACAAATCCAGATAGTCAGGATCATCTTCAAGTTCATGGTCACTGATCAACCACTTCTGTTCATTAGCTGAAGTCAATCCCAAGTAAACCATTGGAACAACAAGACTGTCCCTTCTTGCTGTCATTGCAGTTGTTGCCCTTCCAAAGTCATATGTCAGGTCACCATATACAACAGGCTTGACCTGACCAATTGCCACTTCAGGAAGGTTCAGTCCATCACCTGCAAGTGCATCATCAACCACATCACTGATTGCTGTCACCCTGTCCCAAGGACTTCTTGCTTCAATCACCAGTGTCACTGTTTCTGTGTCATGCTTGATGTCCACAATCCTTCCAGTGTATCTGATCAGACAGTCACCAGTTGTGTTGCACCCAACCAACCAGGATCTGATTGTCACATCTTGGTTGATGAAGATCTTGGATGTCCCAAGAAGTTCATCAGACAATCTGCCTGTTGCATTGGGGAAGACATTCCCCAACTTGATCTTCATGTCTGCAATTGCTGCCCTTGATTTTGACAGATCAATTGTTTCCTGGATGGTTCCCCAATCAAGAACACTTCCATGATATTGGTTGGTGACCTTCCTGTTCTGTGTGCTGAAGTAAAGTGTTCCAGGTGTGGTGTCATCATAGTTGACTTCAAGAAGGAAGTCAGACACAATCTGCTTGGATGATGCTGCTGCATTGAAGTCTGTTGTCAGTGTGATCATAATCCCAACCGCATTGCTTCCCTGATTTCAGGGATCAATTCATTCCTGATGAATTCAGAAGATGTCACAGGACTGTTGAACTGCAGGACAATGGTTGGGACAATTGAATCATCACCACCTTCAGGGGTGACACTGACCCTTTCACCTTCCCTGGTATCACCAACAATCAATGCTGTTGGTTGACTGAAGACTTCATCCAATCCTGTTGCTGCAGATCTTGCTTGTCCAATTGCTGTCTCAATTCCTGCAATCTGCAATGCACCTGCTGCACCTGTTGCTGCTGCTGCAATGAAGTTGAAGGGTGGTGGTGAAGCTGCAAGTGCTTTGGTCACACCCTGTGCTGTGTTTGCAATTGCTGCAATCTGTGATATTCTCATTGCAAGAATTTGTCTTCTTTTGTCATCACCTGCTGTTGCAGCAATGATGTCTGCTGCTGCATTTGCTGCATTTGCTGCACCTTCAAAAGCATTGGTTGAAGCTTTTTCAAATCTTTGGTAGTCTGTTGTCAGATCATTGGTGACATCACCTGTCCCCATCAGTGACTTGTCAAACTTCTTTGCAGCTTTCAATTGGAAGGGGATGACTTCAGATGAATGCTTTCTGACTTCACTGTTCAGGTCAACCCATTTCTGTGTTGTCTGTGCAAGGATTTCTTGTTCTTCAATCAGGACTTCTTTTTCTTCTGCTTTGACTTCAATCAGTTCCCTGACCCTTTTTGCTTGGGTCAGTTCCAGGAAGTTGATGTTTTCAACCCTGGATGACATTGCATCATATTCAACACCAAGTGCTGCAAATGCTTCTTTCAGTTCTGAATCAGACAGTTCTTGGAAGGATCCAATCAGTCTGTCAATTCCACCAATCTGCATGGACAGTGCTTGTGATTGTCTGACTGCACCTTCCATCCCAATTTCCACACCTTCCCACCATTCACTTCCTGGTGCCCCTGAAAGGATGTTTGAAAAAGCAAGACCAACTGTGTTCAGGATGGGTGCAAGTTTAGATCCTGCAATTTCTGCAAGGTCACCCATTGTCATCTTCATCTGATCAATTCCTGCAGTTGCCTGTGCTGCAACTTCTGCTTGTCCACCAAACAGGTCATTGATCAAACCCACTGCACCACCTGCTTTCAGTTCTTCCTGTGTCAGGTCTTTCATCTGTGGGATTAGTTCACCAAGTTCCCCTTGCATTCCACTGAAAGTCTTTGCCATGTTTTTGACAGCACTTCCAAGATCCATCCCTGTTGCTTCTGCCAGATCCAAAGCTGCAGGGATCATCTGCTTGATTTCTTTTTCAGTGAAGTTCAGTGAAGCAAGGAATGCTTGCTGTTGGATGATTGCTTCATCACCAAACCTGGAAGACTTCTGCAATGCAGATGCTTGGTTCAGCAATGCTTTGGATGTTTTTCCAAGTGCTTTTTCAAGTTGGTCTTCTGCCCTTTGTTGGACACCATGAATCTCAACAAGCTTTGTTGCACCTGCAACCAGGATCCCAATCCCTGCAGTGTACTTTGCAGCAGCAGCACCTGCAGACTTCATGGACTTGGTGACACCACCCAACTTCTTCTGAACCTGTTCAGATCCCTTCATGTTCATTAGAATCTCAATGATGTTTGCCATGTCTTATCCTTTCAACTTTGATGCTTTGAATGCTGCTGCATCTTTGAATGCTTTGTCCATGATCACCACTGCTTTCTTCCACCAATCAGGATGACTGCTGAAGTCCCCTGGAAAGGGTGACACATGGAACCTTTCACAATATTGAAGTCTGCTGATGACATCTGTGATCCCACTGTCAATGAATGTGATTGGATGTGCAAGTGTGACACAGAATTCAAACTGGTTTGTCTTCCATCTGTTGAATGCCCTATGAAGATGAATGTGCTCACTGATGGTTTCCACTTTCCCTGTGTCTGGATCTTCCCACTTGAAGGGTGGTTTTCTCCATGCATCTGGATTGGGTGGAAGACCTAAGACTGAAACCCATGAACAAAGTGTCAGTCTGTGGAAGGGTTTCCTGAAAGCTCAATGACCCTTCCACCAATTGCAATGATCTGGTCATCACTGTATTTTCTAAAGACTGCAAGATCTGCTTCATTGCTTTCCTTCTTTGCAAGTTCATCAATGAACATTCCAACCAAACCCTGACAAGCTGCTTCTGCACAGACTTGTGTTGAAAGCATTCCCTGTTGGATCCAAGTCTGAACCTGCACCCTTTCAGGAAATTCCATGATCTTCAGTGGAACATCTGGAAGGACTTCCTTTTCCCATTTGTCAAGTGCAGCAGTCTTCTTCTTCTGTGCTGCAGCAAAGTCAACTTTCTTCATGTGTTTCCCTTTCTAAAGTTTGCACCCCTGACCATGCAGACCAGGGATGCTTTATGTCTTCCCAGGAGTGGGGAAGTTTATGGAACAATCTGGATCACATCACCTATTGTGGATGCAAGACACATGAAGGGAAGGTCTTGGAAAGCACCACCTTCTGTGTCCCCTGGTGTGACTTCACCATTCAGTTTGCAGAAAGCTGCTTTGATCCCAAATGTTGAAGATGCCCAAGTTGCATTGTCACTGATTTCAACTGCAAATCCATCACCATCCCTGTGATTCTCCCAGTGTTCTGTTGTGTTGCTGTCAAGCTTCACACCAATCATCAGGGACACTTCAATCCTTCCACCATTCACTGCCCTTTGAACAAGTTCAGGGTCACCATTTGCACCCTGGAACCCAACAAAGGACACAGGGTTGCTGATTGTATATTCAATCTTGTTGGTCACTATGTCATCACCACCCACTGACTTCTTGGTTGTGTAGTCGTACAAATAGCGATATGATGCACCAAAGACTGACATCCCTGTTGGTGCTGCTGCTGCATCTGCTTCATAGTATGCTGTGACAATTGTCAGGGTTGCTGCCCTTCTTCCACCATCTGCACCTGCTTCCATTGAAACAGTCATTGCTTCCACAACACATCCAACAAAGAACCTTGATGCTGCTGTGATGGGACTGATCAATGCACATGTGAAGAAGTCATTGGTGTTGTCTGGTGCTGTTCCATGTCCCTGTGCTGTTGGTGCATAGTTGTATGCAACATCATATGATGCAGGGGAAGTGGACACTGGTGACCACATCACTGCTTCATGCAGCATCTTGTCAACAGTTGTGTCCATAATGATGGGGACTGTCAGTGTTGTTCTGACACCACCCTTGTCAGTGGTGTGAACATCTGCAACTTTTGAAGTTCTTCCAACCCCACCCCTTTGGGTTGTGTCTTGAATCACTTCCTTTGCAATAGTGACATCACCTGTCAACTGAAGCAGTTGCATTGAAGTGGACAATTTTGTTCCAATTGCAGCTTCAGGTTTCAATGCAAATTGAAATTCCTTCATGCTGTATGTGTTGACATCAAGTGCTGCCATGATTCATCCCTTTCTTTAAGAATAAACTTTTGTGTGTGTGCAATCAAACTGGATCATGAAGATCCACTTGTCTTCTTCTGTTGGTTCAGGATCCACATTGGACACTGCACCATCAAACCATTGATGAAGTCCTGCAGCAGATCTGTGGATTGGGTTTGAATTCAGAAGATCTTCAATGACATCCCTGACATGAAGTGCTGAATCAGATCCCTTCTTCAGACTGTTGCTGAAATATTTGCATTGAATGGTGACCCTTTTGGAGTGGGCACCATTGACCTGTGCTGCTGTCACTGAATCTTCAACATCCAGATCAATATATTCAGATCCCCTTTGATCATCAGGATCATGTGCAACATTGAACTTGTTGCTGTTTGAAAGGACTGTCTTCATCCCTGGAATTATTCTTGATCTGATTGGGTCATATGTTGCCATGTCAAGTCCTTACAATCTGAGCAGATCCAATCTGTGAAGTGTTGAATCCAACCTGTTGGATGGTCAATGCAAACTTGTCATCTGCATTATATAATCCAGGTGCAAACCTGCAACTGATCCCACCACCAATTGATTGCCGTAGTCCAGTGATCAATGTGGTTCCCATCACTGCATTCCCCTGTGAATCTGCAACTGAATATGACAAAGCAGAATTCAATGATCCCACAACAAGACTGTCTGTTCCTGCAATGGTCACAATGAAGACTTCATATTCAAGGGAAGGATCCCCATCAGGATCTGTCAAGAACCCTGTGGTGTCAGATCCAACACTGATTTCATCTGTCCAATGTTTGTCAGATCTGGTCAGTTCAAATGAAAGCTTGATGGAACCATCATTCAACTTGTCAATGATTCCCCTTTCCTGGAACCCACCTTCTGCACCACCAATCACTGTCCCAATCTGCTTCTGCAGCAGTTCAACATCTTCTGATTCAGGTGATGAAGATCTGACCAAATGCCAACAAGCAAGAAGGGCACATGACATCACAATCCAATAATCATATTGAACCCCTGCTGTCTTTCCCTGCTTGGTCTTTGGGATTGGTTTTGGGATCCTGCTGTCAAGAATGCTTTCCAACATTTCTGAAGCATGTGCAATTGCTGCAGTCTTTGCATCTGCAGAATCCAATGGGGATCCCTGGATCTTCCAGGTTGTGTCTGTTGGATCATCCCCTGTTGCAAATAAGATATATAAACAATCTTCAGCTTCAACCCACACCCAATCATAATCACTGGAAAGGGCACCAACATTTGCAACTGCTGCACCCTGGTCTTCACCTTGCAAATATAAGTTCAGGACAGATCCACTGTTCTGCAACTTGAAGGTGTTCCCTGCATGTTGAACAAACCTGAAGTCATCCAGGTTGATCTTCAGGTCATAGTCATCAATCCTTGCAAAGTGTTCAACAAGGTTGGTTGCTGTGCAATAAACTTGGGAAGACATCATTCACCCCTGTTCACAATTAAAAGTTCAAAGGTCTGCTTGTTTTCCAGGATCTTCATGAATTCATCAAACCCTTCTTTGCTGCTTTGGATCCCTGGTTCATCCTTGTAAGGATCAAACTTTTCCCCAATGATGATGCACCCTGCACTGTGATCCATGTGGTTCCCTGTGTGCAGCAGGATCCCTGTCCTTCCAGGGACATCCTTCAACCTGAAGGTGTCCTTGTATCTGTCAGAACTGTGTCTGATTCCTGTGTATAATCCTGCAGGAACACATGACACTTCTGGTGCATTGTTCAACCAAGGTCTTTCAACTGTCAAAGTGAAAGGGATCCCATTGTGCAACAGGACACCAAAGACACCATATTCAGTGAAAGCAATCCTTTTCAGAATCATCACTTGTCCCCTGCAAGACTTTCACCTTCAGAATTGAAACCTGCAGCAATGGCAATGGGGATGACTGCAAGGATCCTGAAGACACCAAAGATCCACTTGATCACAAATGCTTCAATGAACTTTTCCCACACCACACCTGCAACGGGGAACCCAATGATGAACAGGTTCAACTTCTTTGCACCATTGAAGATGATCACATATATTTGTTTCTCCCATTGATCCCAGGTGGACTTGGACATCAACCAACCCATTCCAGGGATGATGATGATTGACCCAACCCACTTCCACACTTGTTCAGTCAGACCTGTCTGATCTGACAACCACCCAATGATTCCTTCACCAGGAAAAGCAAGGGCAGTGGACACCATCATCAGTGTCAATGCTATGATCAAATAAATTCTCTTCATGTTTTGTTTCCCTTCATCATTTGTCCAACTTCTTTTCCATTCTTTCAAGCTGAATGAATAGCTGCTTTTGAAACTGTTCATCAAGTTGTTTTTCGCTTTCCTTGTATGCTGCAAAAATTGGTTCAGTCACAAAGGTTTCAACAAGTCTTTCCCCTGTGTGATGAATGTCAGTTCTTTCACTGTGCTTGGTGTTCAAGACAACTGCTTTCTTGATTGTCACCACTTCAACCTGTGTTTCTCCAATGTCATCTGCAAACACATACAACCCACCAACCACTGCAAACAGTGTGCAGAATGCTGTGATCAGTGTGATGATCCCACCAACTGTGAAGTGTTTCTGAATAAATGCTTTCATGTCAAACCCCTTTCAACTTTCAACTTGGTCACCAAACCATTGACACCACAAGGACTGCACATGCAACTGCACCAATGACATCCCCTGCTGCATCCCACCAGAATCTTTCAACTGATCCATAGACTTCTTCCTGGTCTTCTGCATACCATTCAAACACTTCCCAAAGAAGTGCAATGATCAACACCCACAACAATGTTCTTCCTGGATCCAACCAGATGATCAGGATCCTTGCAAGGACACCACCACCAAGGATGTGGAACCATGACCACACATTCCCATTGAATCCCCACTTGATGAACTTGCTTGCAATGATCTTGTTGATCAGATCCATCATTTCTGCAACCTGAACTGTCTGGTCATATTGCCAGATCCAAACCCTGCAAAGACTTTTTTCTTGTCAATGACCACCAGGATCCTTCCATCTTTTTCCCTGGATCCCTTTCTGACTTTCCCATCTGGACACTTGACTTTCATGATTGTCCCCTATAGTTGTGTTACATTAAAGTTCAGATATGTGACTTCAATGTCATTACCACCTGAAGTGTAATGTCTCAATTCAAGGGTCTGTCCTGCTGTCAGTGTGATGATGTTTGACCCTGCAACTGCACCAACATCAGATGTGTTGGAATATTTTCTTGCAGACTTGTGACCTGCTGCAGGTGTTGCACCATCAATTGAAATCCCACTGATGACAGTGGGTGTCCCTGAATCTGCAATCCCTGAATATGCCCAACTGACAAGATAAGTCCCTGCATTTGTGGCAGTCAGTTTGGATCCTGCATATGTGAACCCATTCAACTCACCTGCAACAATGTCTGTCACATTGGTTGAATCCCAGGATGCTGAACCCAAGACTGTGACTGTGGTGCTTGCATCAATGACCATTTCACCATAATAGGATTGTGCCCCTGTGACATTCAGTGTTCCACCAACTGTCAGGTCACCATCAAAGCGAACATCACCTGCATCAACAAAGATTGAGTAGTTGTTTGTTCCTTCAGTTGGTGCCGCCCCTACTCGAAAAGTTGAAGCAATAGTAACAGTTGCACCATTTGTAGTTATGTTAGGTTCATCAAGATTTAAAGATGCGACTTGTGAATGTGTATCACCGCTGGTTAAAATAATCGATGGATTTACATCAATTGCATAGGCAGAAGCTGAACCAGTTGTTGCAGTTATAGCAGGATTTAACTGCACACCTCTTGGGTTAGTTGCGGAAAGTGATGCGCCATGATAAAAAGAAGATGTTGCTATTGGCGCAACCCCAATCCCAACTGTGTTGTCTAACCTTACTCCACCTGTGCCACCACTTAGGGTGATAAGACCGTTGGCTGTTGAAGCAACTAAGATTTTATCTGCTGAACCTGTAATATCCCTTAACTTCCATTCATTAGAGGTTAGGACACCTTCACGCCATACATAATCACCACCATCTGTATTGGTCAATCCGATTGCAGAAGTATTGGCATTAGCCCCTGTAATTGATAAACCATATGTAGATGCAGTTGCACCAATGCCTACAAGCCCACCAAAGGTTGCATCACCATCAGAGAATAAATCTGTCCCATCTGAATGTGAACCTTCATAGTTCAGTACAGTTGCACCTGTGACAGTTCCATCATTGGCATTGCCTGACACATCCATCCAGAACCCACTGCTGATTGCATAGTTGGGGAAGTCTGCTGTGACACCTGAAGAAACAATGTTCAGGTTGGAAATTGCAAATGACACAGTTGTCCCATCATTCTTGAACCCCACTGTGCCTGTTTCAGAATAGCCTGAAACAAAAGAATAGGTGACAGATTCTGACCCTGTCATTTCACCTGATGTCTTGATTGTTTCCCTGACTATGTCACCAAGACCATCCCTGACTTCCACAATTGGTGAAGTCCCTGATGTGTGGGTGTAGTCAAAACTGACTGTGTATTCCTTACCAATGACAAAGACCAATTCATCTGCTGTCCCTGCAATCCCAAGTCCACCTGTGTTTGCTGCAGTGAACCCTGTTGCACTTGCACCTGTGAATGTGTCATAAGGGAACCCACTTTGTTCACAACTGGAAACATTCTTTGCTGTCTGTGATGCACCCACCCACTTGAAGGGTGTTGGTGCAGAAAGGTCTTTCACTTCTGCTGCTGTCAGTGCGGTGTTGAATAGGGTGAAGCTTTTCCATTCTGCATCACCAATATATGTGGTACCACTAAAGGGATATGAATTGAAGTCAAGTGTCCCTGTTCCTGCAAGGGTCAGGTTGTATGTGGATATGTCTGCAGCAACTTCAAAAACACCATTTTCATATATGCTGACATTCCCATCCCTGTCAAAGACAACTGCAACATCAATTTCAACACCTGTTGCAACTGTCCCCATATATCCACTGTCATATTCACTGACACCATCATCCAACCTGATCCTATAACCTGAAGAATGAATTCTAAGGAACCAACCATTGCTGACCCATGATGTCAGTTTACTGACTGTTGCTTGACCACCTGCAGGGATAGACACCCTTGCATGAAGGGTGAAGTCACCTGTTGTGATTTCATAGCTTGCATCATCTGCAACATAGATTTCATCATTCACACCATCAAAGTGATATGAAGCACCCATTGACTGCATGTTCACAGTGGTCTGATCATTCAGCAGATGATTTCCCAGGGGGTTTATATCTCCCAGGAGTTTCGCTTCCATTGGCTGGACTGAATAATCATAAGCCCACTGACCGAATCCTGCTGTGACCAGCATTGAGAGAATTAATAGACGTTTCATAATTTACCCCACCTTCCAGTTGGTTGCATCATATGCATCAAAGCGAATCTTTGCCCCTGGTGGAACTGTGATTGCTGTGTCAACACCTGCACCACAATCATCCCCTGATGCAGGGAAGATCTGCAGATTGTTTGCACCATTGTTCACAATGATCTGAACTGCACCTGCAGCAGCAGACATCAGTGTCACCACATCACCTGCATTTGCACATGTTGATATTTCATTGATGATCTTGGTCAATGCTTGTTGACCTTGTGATTGTGTGATTGAAGCAGTCAGT